TCGTTCAGTTATTTACGAACAACAGATTCATTATCCTAAGAGATTTTGCGTTGACCTCAAATATTGTCGTTGCGACAAATCTGAGGATGTACCTAGAACTTGTGAGTTCTGTACTGATAGCTTTGGAAATCCTCTACTCGAGGAAGATTGTGTGGAACAGACGAATGGCCAACTTATGGGTTCTGTCCTATCTTTCCCTATCCTGTGTTTAACGAATCTCTTGTGCTATTGGATAGCCTTTGAGAGACGCTTTGGCATGAAGTTCCGGGTGAGTGATCTCCCAGTTCTTGTCAATGGCGATGATATCCTCTTTCGGGCGGATGATCATCTCTATGAGATATGGAAAGATGTAATCAAAGAATGTGGTTTTGAACTTTCTTTGGGGAAGAATTATATTCATGGTAGCATGCTGATGGTGAATTCTGAATTGTTTTCCTATTCAGAAACCTCTAATGCTCTTCCCAGCTTTAGGAAGATCCCGTTCTTTAACGTGGGACTCCTTACAGGTCAATCTAAGATTGCCGGTCGTGAAGCTGCGGATCGTACTATACCCTTACCTGCTATTTGGAATGAAATTGTTTTAGGTGCCACCGACGAGAGTCGGGCCCTTCATCGTTTCATTCATTATCAGAGGTCTGACATAGATCGATGGACTGATAGAGGGAAATACAACCTATTCGTACCCGTTTGGCGGGGCGGTTTAGGTATGGTAAATCCTCCTCTACACAGTTTTGAGGTTACAGCCTTTCAACAAAGGTTTGCAACACTCGTTCGAAATCGTCAACTTGAGGCCTATGAGAGCGGTAAGCTACCCAGTGGCTTAGCTTGTGGTATAGTTCGGGAGTTAGAGGGGGAAGTGCTAAGATACAAACACTTCCATCACCTTCTTGAAGTACAATATGGTCCTTTACTATCGAATCAATATGATCCTCTCGATATGGATGTTAAGGTTCCTCTCTTATCAACTACAATGGATCCTGAATCACTCATGAAGCTGCGACTACCAAAAAAGTTGGAGTCGATACGCTCAGGTGAGATTTCAAAGATGTCATTTGTTGATATGATGCAACCAGCTCCTCGGCTTATAGAGTACGATCTCCCTGAAGGGGAGGCCGATTCTTCTAAAAGACTCCAGCAACAACATTATTTAGATCTGCTTCAACAGCATGTTCTAACATATGATCGTCTTCCAAATTTCTCGGAAGACCGTGCTTTGGAGGCCTTGGCCAGTTCCATTCTCTAATATCGAGACGTCGTGGGGGCAACGACGTTAAATAAGTGTCTCATTGGGTTCCAGTATATAAATCGTCCAAAACGGTGTGTTGTCTTTAAAGAAACTACACTTAATACTTCCGTACTAAATGGATAGCTCTCATGCTATCTTAAAGTTGTCTACAGACTGCACGGATGAGCTTTGGCCGCGTAGTATGAATGCGATTCAGGCTATTCTATCGATTAGAGTTTAACTCGAAAGGGAATAGTGCCACCTTGCGTGGTTTACTGATGGTTGGTTCATACGAAGTCTAAGGTCTACTGGGATGTACAGTCGCTCCTGGCAGGAGGGATCCAATACAATGCCAAACCAAATGATAGTAAAGGCGCCTAGGGCGCAGAAGAAGAACAAAGGGAAGCAACAAGTAAGCAGGCTTCCAGGTCCATCTCGAATAATTGAGATGGATGCACCTGTAGCTAAGAGCTACAAGATCTCGACAGGGTCCCCTTCTATAAGACAGAATGGGTCTCTTTCCACACGCGTTAGACATCGTGAGTTGGTGGTTTCCAGTATTTCAGGAACCTCCTCTTTCACAGTGTCCAACGTTCTGTCTCTCAATCCCGGTCTCTCTGGGGTATTTCCTTGGCTTTCAACCATAGCTGCGAATTGGGAACAATATCGCATTCATAAGTTGATCGCTGAATATATCCCGATCGCTCCATCAAGTACTCAAGGTGATGTTCTTTTAACACCTGATTATGATGCGAGTGA